ACGCTTGGTCATGGCTGGCGGGTGGGTGGTGCCCCTTCGGGCGTGAGCTAACAATACACCGCAGACAGCACACGCTGCATCGGGGCCGTCACAATCCGTAACGCTTCTCGTTCGCCTCCCGCAACGCCGCAAGCGAATCCTTCGCTTCTTGGTGCTTTGCCGTCACTTCTACTGGCACTCGCAACACCGGCTTGCCCAGCGGAGCGCACCAACCAACCGCATAGTCAGGCACCACCACCTCCACGGTGAACCACCGATGCCCGCAGTCCGCACACTGCCGGCGACGCATCACCTGATCATCCAGCATGTTGTTCGTGATCGGCGTGCGGATCGTCCCGCTACTGCACTGTGGGCAAATCATGGGCAACATGGGGCAGCTGACCCCGTAAAATGGATTTCGGTAAATGGTTGGCGGTGGAGATCCCGCCAGAAAAGCAGTTTCAGATCGAAGCCGACTGCAGACGCCTGCAACAGCATCCGCAGCTCGGCACCATCGCAGCCCAGCTCTTTCGCCAGTGCTGCCATCAGCAGGAAATGCTCCAGGCGGCAGTCAATGAGATTGCGCGCCTGGAACTAGAGCTGATGTAGCTCAGAACAGGTCGCTTTCGATGACCTGCCCGCCAGTTGCCTTCGCCAGGCTTTGAGCGGCGTTACAGGTAGCGCTCTGTTCTTCCATTGCCTTCTGGGTTTTGTAGTCCGGCTCGATCGCCAAGCTCAAATAGCTTTGGCCACTGTTGGCTTGCTTGGCCCAGCCGCTCATCTTTACCGGGATCTCACCACGATCGTTGACTGGTGCGTTCATCACATAAGCGGCAAACGCCATCCGATCCTCTTCTTTGATGCTGAAGTTGCCGTCAAACAGTGGATAGTTGGCATTTGGATTGAAGCGATCACCCAGCCGCTGCTGCAGCTTCTCGGGTGTGTTCTTGAACAATGCGCCGTTGGCTTTAAAGGTCATTTGTTGTCGGGAATGATGGTGTTGGCCTTTTCGTATTGCTCCACCTCGGCCAATGGGTAGAGCACGAATCCTGGTGTCCGAAAATATGCTGGCCCCTTATCAGCTCGGCGCCACCGCATCAGCGTGTCAGGATGAAGCCCCCACCGCTTTGCAAGCTGTGGCGCTGTCAGATATTCAGAACAGGTCATCTGCCGTTACCTCCACCGGTTCAGGTTTGGTCGCGATCTTGGCGTTTAGGTCGTCGAGCGTGGTATCGGCCGCAGTGACCTTGACAGGTTCCACGTCCACCACTTCTTCCTGGCTCTGCATGCCCAGCAGCATGTCGCTGGCATACAGCCTGCCCCAGAACGCCGCAGCGCGATAGCGGATCATCAGCTCCGGCATCGTCTGCCACTTGCTGCCCGTCTTGGTCGCCCAGCCTTCTTTCTTTGCCATCGCCATCGTGATGGTCGGCCCTTTCAGCTCCTGCCCGCTGGCAAGATCCTTGGCGATCGCGTAGCAGGCAAGGCTGTCGCCGCTGCCGCTGATCTCAAACCGTAACGGGCTGAAACGGCCGCAGCCGTTGACCATCGCAATGATGAAACTGCTGGACCAGCTCGGACGGCCGTGGATCACATGCAGGTGCTGCATCGCCAAGAACGGGCTAATGCCCATCCGATTGGCGATTTCAAGCGCGACCAAGCAGTTGGCAAAACCTTGCTGGCCCTGAAACTGTGGCGGGATCAGCGTGCTGCTGGCCAAAGCCTTGGCAATGCGCTGGGCATCCTCGAAGGCTTGGATGCCGCTGAACACCGAGCCAGTCGGCTGGGTAGTGGTGAGTGCTGTGGATTCCATCAGTAGGTTTCGATTTCAGGGGGATTGGGCATGGAGCCATCAGCCCGCGGTCGCATCCATGCGGGCAGACTGAGCGGCTCAATCTGGTCGCTGTAGCTCGGCCACGCATCAGCCGCCTTGCAGGTGGCGTACACCTCAAGGTCGCGCGCAGCTGTCTCGGCACCGATCTGGATCATCTCCGCATCGGCGGCATAAACGCCCACCGCATAGGGCGGCTTCTTCTCGACGCAGATGAAAATGAACTGATCCGGCCTGGTGCCGGTGGATGCCTGAACTCCGTCGAGATACCAGCTTGCCTGACAGTGGTATCTGTAAGTCGCCACGCTGCGTTGGAAACCACGTGGGCTGGCGTCTTCCGTGGTCTTCAGGTCAATGATCAGGTTGCCGGTCAACCAGTCCGGCCGACACTTGCAATCGACACCCGTGGTGGCATCGGTCCACATATGAGTGGTCTCAGCCTCGCCGGGCAGCGCCAGCAGCATTGCTGCAGCAGGATGGCGCCAGACAGCTTCAGCCATGCGGCTAATCGTGGCGCGATCATCCGCAGTGATCAGCTCACGGCCTGCAGCCTCGACCTCCCATTCAGCCCATGCTTCCTTGCCGGCCTTGGTTCGGCGGTCAACGTTCGGGGCGGTCACGTAACGGCTCTCAAACTGATCGGCCTCGAGCGTCAGCGTGTGCACCGCAGTCCCGAGCCGCATCGCAGCCGTTGGCTCAGTTGGCACGCGGTTCGGATCGATGTAGCGCGCCCAGTAGTGCAGCGGGCTACGAGCAATCAGATCAAGCCCTGACTTGCTCACGGCCGGGTGCGCGTGATAGTCGGCGTTCTCCATAAGTTGTGGCGACTTGCGGCATCCTATAGGATCGTGTCACCAGATGCAACCCTATGCAACTTCGGCCATACCAGCAGCAGGCCATCGACGATCTCCGGCAGGCATATCGCTCAAGCGCTCGGGCACCCTTGCTGGTCGCCCCCACCGGTGCAGGCAAGACCGTGATCCTGGCGGCCATCACTGCCAGCGCCACCGAACGCGGCCGCAAGGTGCTGATCCTGGTCCATCGGCGCGAGCTGATCCATCAAGCCAGCAGCAAGCTCACCGCCGCCGGCGTCGAGCACGGCATCATTGCCGCTGGCATCCAGCCATCGCCGCAGCCGGTTCAGGTCGCATCGGTGCAAACGCTCGTGCGCCGCCTCGCCACGATCAGCTGGCAGCCGTGCCTGATCATCATCGACGAAGCCCACCACGCCGTTGCTGGGTCGTGGTCGCGCATCCTCAGCCATTGGCTTGCTGCTTTGCGTCTAGGCGTCACCGCCACGCCCTGCCGGCTTGATGGCCGCGGCCTTGGCGACACATTCGATGCGCTTGTCGAAGGGCCATCGGTGCAGATGCTCACATCCACCGGCTACCTATCACCCGCACGGATCTTTGCGCCGCCCATGGTGGCCGATTTATCCGGCATCCGCACCCGAGTTGGTGACTATGCCAACGACCAGGCCGCGGCGGCCATGACCAAGCCAACAGTCACGGGCGACGCGATCGCGCACTACCAACGCCTCGCAGGCGCACAACAGGCCATCGCGTTCTGTTGCAATGTTGCTCACGCCATCTCAGTGCAAGACGCATTTGAGACGGCCGGTATCAACGCAGCCTTGCTGCTGGGCGGAACAGCCGATCGGGACACCGTGGTCGCTGCGTTTGCTGTTGGCACCATCCGTGTCTTGGTGACGGTTGACGTGGTTAGCGAAGGTTTTGACATTCCGGCAGCCAGCGTGGCCATCCTGCTCAGGCCAACCCAGTCGCTCGGCCTTTACCTGCAGCAGGTAGGTCGGGTGCTCAGACCAGCACCTGGCAAGGACGCCGCGATCATCCTTGATCACGTCGGCAACGTCACTCGCCACGGCTTTCCTGATGACATCCGCCAGTGGACGCTCGAGCATGGCGCCCGGCGTGCAGGTGGTGGCCAGGCAGCTCCATCCGTGCGCACCTGTGAGGTGTGTTTCGCCGCCTTCAAGCCGCAGCCGATCTGCCCCTGTTGTGGGGCGGAGTGTGCGCCGCAACCGCGTACAATCCGCCAACAGGCTGGTGAGTTGCAAGAACTGAAACGGACCGAGATGCGGCAGGCGCGCCGCAAGCAAGGCACCGCTCGCACCCTCCCGCAACTGCTCGCCCTAGCCAAAGAGCGCGGTTACAGTCCCGGCTGGGCGTATCGGATCTATCAAGCGCGTGGCCAATGCTGAAACCATCCTTCAGCAGCAAATCCGCTTAGCAGTTGGCACGCGATCCGATCTCCGCCTGTTCCGCAATCAGGTGGGCAGCCTGCCCGATCCACGCACCGGCCGGCTGGTCACCTTCGGCCTGGCCCGTGGTTCCGCTGACTTGATCGGCTGGCGGACCGTCACCGTGACTCCCGACATGGTTGGCCAGCGCATCGCCGTGTTCACATCCATCGAGATCAAGACCCCCACAGGTCGCCTCCGCCCTGAACAGCAGGCATGGCTCGGCGTGGTTCAAGACGCTGGTGGCATCGCTGGAGTGGCGCGCTCCGTAAACGATGCGCTGCGGATCATTGGCGGACCAGCGAGCGGTTGACACGGGGGCTATGCTTTGACGCGACAACACAGTGACAACTCTGTGACAACACTCCAACCCATTGAGACGCGGGCGTACGGCCATCGCTTCAGGAGCAGGCTGGAAGCTCGCTGGGCAGTTTTCTTCACGGCACTTGGCTTGCGCTGGGAGTACGAGCCTGAAGGCTTCAACATTGATGGCCATCGCTACCTGCCCGACTTTCGTGTGCTGACGCCGCAAGGGCTCCCCACTTGGTACGAAATCAAGCCAGAGACCATTGCCACCGATGAAAAGTTCTCGGCGTTCGGCAAGGCGCTTAATCCACCCTCCGACGCCCATACCCAGCCACAAATGGTTAGGTCGAGCCTTCTCAGTGGAACGCCTAAGCACGTTTTCTCAACGCACACGCTTTGCCCGCGCTGTGGTCAGATCATCCAAAACAGCGATGTCTACGATTGCAGCGATGAAATGGGTGTCAGCTGCTGGGAGTGCGATTGGGAAACGCCCTTTGGGAAAGGGGACGTTGAAGATCTTCAGGCTGACGGCGTGACTGATTACTACCCTCACAAGGGCTTCATCATGGTTTCCAAGCCTCTATGGAACCTGTTTGAGGGGAAGATCAACAACGCTATTTCGCTGGCCAGCAGCGCCCGCTTTGAGCACGGTGAAACCCCATGAGAGCCCATCAGCGCCTAGTCGTGCTTCTGCGTGCTGATCAGAAGCAATGGCTACAAGCAAAAGTGACACCACTGCGTTCGTTGGCGGATGTTGTTCGTGAAGTAATTGATCAAGCGATTGCCAATGAAGCGAAACATTCTTGAGGCCGCCAACGGCCACTGGCCGTCGATCCTTGGCGCCCTTGCTGGGCTCTCCTCTGACCAGCTCACCGACAAGCACCAGCCCTGCCCGCTTTGCGGTGGCAAGGACCGCTACCGCTTCGATGATCAGGACGGCTCCGGCTCCTGGTTCTGCAACCAATGCGGCGGACCCGACCAAGCCGGTGGTGGCGGCTCCGGCATGGAGATGCTTCTGCGCCGTACTGGCTGGACCTTTAAGGAGGCCGCCCAGCGCATTGAGCAGCACCTTGGCCTCGCCTTGCAGCGCCCAGAGCCGCCCACCAAGGGCGCTGAGCATGTCTGGCACTACAGCGACACCTTCATTGTCTGCCGCTTCCCCGGTAAGAAGATCCGCCCACTGTGGTGGTCAGGCAGCAGCTGGGAGTGGAAGGCGCTACCAGCGCCGCGCCCGCTGCTCAACCTCAGCCAGCTGCGCACACGCACCGGCACCGTGCTCATCGTTGAAGGTGAGAAGGCCGCCGACGCCGCTGCCAAGCTCTACCCCAAGGCTGTCGTCACCACCTGGCCGTCAGGCTGCAAGGCCATCGACAAGGCCGACTGGTCGCCGCTCGCCGGCCGGCGCATCATCCTCTGGCCTGATGCCGATGCCGTTGGCCAGCAGGCCATGGACAAGCTCGCGCAGCTGCTGCTCCGCTTGCCAGCCGACCGCGTGCAGATGGTCACACCGCCACCCGACGCATCCGAGGGCTGGGATCTGGCCGATGCCACATGGTCAGCCGATGAGGCCGCGGCCTACATCAAGGCCAACATCTCCGCACCGCTGGAGCTGGACCCAGAACCCGTGAGCCAGCCGCTGCTGGAGCCAGATCCTGACACTGAGCCCGACCTGCCGGATCTCGACGCCAACGATCACTTCACCTGCCTTGGCTTTGACGGTGACGCCTACTACTACCGCCCGCACAACACCGGCCAAGTCGTGCGCCTCACCCGCGCATCACACACATCCACCAACCTCGCATCACTGGCTGGCCTGCCTTAC